TATTAACGCGGCTAACTTAGCTCAAGCAGTGCCGTCTGACAAAGCAACGGAGTACAAAGCGGCAGTTCAGCAAAAGTTGGCGGATTTAGGTGTTAAGCCTGAAAGCGGCGCGTATGGCGCAGGGCAAATAGGCGGCGAAATAGCTGCAACATATCCTATTGGCGGTGCATTAGGTGGCGTTGCAAAGTTAGCTAAAGCACCTGAGCGCATTGTTCAAGCGTTAAAATCAGGTGGGCTAAGCACCGGCGGCGAAAAAGGATTTACTAAGAATTTGATTGCTAAAACAGTTGCAGGCGCTGACGTGGGGGCACTTACAGGGCAATTAATAGCACCGGAAGACAATGGAGGGCGTACTGGCGGTATTGTAGGTGGCGGCGTAAGCGCAGCGACATCTATTATCAACCCCGCCGCTAAATTAGGATACCGAATTGTTGAGCCAGTGTTTGAGCGCGGGCGTGAAGCAATGGCAAGTAGAAAAATGCGTGATATTGCAGGTGGCGCGGAAAATATACCCGGCATGGTTGAGCAATTACGAAGCGGAGGCCTTACTCCCGAACAATTAGCGGTAAAAATGGACTCTCCTGAATTGGCGGGGTCTATTAAAACGTCTGAAGAACAATTCCCTAAAGAGTGGGGCGTTAAACGTGCTGCTGAAGCTGAAGCGTTGGCGTCAAAAGTAAATCAAGCGCAAAGCTCGCTTAACGCTATTCATCAAGGTGAAATGCCTGTTAGTGGAGTTAGCGTTAACGCGCCATATCAGAACGTGCGAGATGCACAAATTGCACAAAAAGGCGCTCTTGAAGACACTAAAGCGGCGCGTACAGCCGAGCTATTGCGACAAGCAGAGATACAACAGGCAGGGCTTGAAGAAGCTAAGCAAGGCATAGTTAACGCGGTGGCTCAACCAGCTCAACGCGATGTTGGATTAACGCTTGCGGAAAAGAAAGCAGAGTTAGAAAAAGCGGCTCGCGTAGAACCAAGCAAACAATACACTGCCGCCTATGGGCAGGCGCCAGAAATGTTTAGCTTTCAGCCTTTAATTGATACGGCTGGCGACATTAAGAATAGCCTATCTACGGAAATTGACCGTCATGTTGCGCCTAAAGTACACGAAATTTTAAAAGCGCTTAAAGGTAAGGAAAACGACGTACCTGAAATTTTAGGTGCTAATGGCAAGCCGCTTAACCCTAAAACGGGCGATTTACCTTTTGAGGGAACGCTAAAAGATGCACATGATTTGCGGTCTGCCATATTAGCCGACCTTAGAAACATAAACAAATCAACCGATTCACGCGCAAATCTAACAAAAAGTAACTTAGAAAAATTAGAAGCGGGGATTAACCAAACCATAGCGCAAGGCGTACCTGAAAGCGCAAGTGAAACTTTTACTGGCGCGAATAAGTTATTTAGAGAATCCGTTGCCGCCCCGTATATGGAAGGTATGGCTAAGAAACTTACCGTAGAAAATACGCTTTCTCGCCCTAGTTTAAACCCGTCGGAAGTAACCGAAAAAGCGCTTCACCCTGACCATTCAGTAGATTTTGTTAACGCTTTTGGCAGTGACCCTGAAGCTATGCAAACTATTGAAGCGGGAATAGAAGGTAAATTTAGAAGCGCGTTAAAAAAAGGTGGCCAAGCAGGCGCGGACTTTATAGAAAAGCACAGCGAAGCGTTAGACACTTTGGATGCTGCACCTGCTAGCGCGGGTATTAAAGACCGGCTAAGCGGATTTGTTCGTGATTTTGGTAGCGCAGAAGCTAAACAAGCAGCGCTTGGTGAGCAAGTTAAAGCAATCCCTAAAGTAGTAGATGAATCGGTTGCAAACCAACAGCGCATTATTGGCAAATCAGCCAAAGATTTAAGTGGTGCAACTGATGCGGAAAATTTAGCTAAAGTAGCGGTTAACGCCGATGCTCGCGTAATGGGACGCATACTGCACAAATTAACGCCTGAGGCTAAACCTGAATTGGCGCGTCAAGTCATTAACAATGCGTTTGAGCCTATTACAGCAGGGGTTGAAAGAGCAGGCGATAAAACGGCTAAAGCGCTTGATAATTCTCGTGTAGCAACGCTTTTGAAAGCTACTTATGGTAAAGAAGAAGGCGCAGCTAAACTAACGGATTTTAAGGAAACCGCGCACATTCAATCAATGATTGAAAAAGTTAAAAAAGAAGCGCCTGCGCACCCTTATGATACTGCGCAAGCGTTAGACAATTTGACTGAAGGTAAACCACAGGTAAAACGTGCAGTAGAAGATATTTTATCTACTCTTAATGACCAACGGAAATTTGCTGAGTTGGCATCTAGCGGGCGTAAAGCGAAAGAAGGCACAATTAAGATGGCTACTGAAGCTACGCCGTCATTACCTTTCTCATTAACTGAAGGCTTTTCGTTAGTTAAATGGATTCATTCATCTTTACTAAAATCTGCGGATACTAAACTTGCAGATAAAATTTCTAATGAGTTAATGAATTCTGAATCTTTTGCTAGGGCTTTAGAACGCGCGCAACAGGCGGACGAATATGCAATTCCCTCTGCCGCAATAGATTATGGTAGAATTCTGCCACGCGCGGCTGCTGGCGCAGTCACTTCAATAACAGGAGAAAAATAATGGCTTTTAATGGCTCTGGGACATATAACCTGCCTGCTGGCAACCCCGTTGTTACCGGCACAACGATTTCATCATCAACAACTAACACAACCAACAGTGACATTGCAACGGCGTTGACAAACTGTATCACTCGTGACGGTCAGTCTACGCCGTCAGCTAACTTGCCAATGAACGCTAAAAAACTCACAGGACTTGCCGCTGGCACGTCTGCTGGGGACAGTGTGCGCTATGAGCAGGTGGTGCTTACTGGCGCAGCGTTAGGTACGCCTTCTAGCGGTACGCTGTCATCTTGTACGGTTGATGGGACAAATGGCGTTGGGTATATTAACATCCCTCAAAACAGTCAGTCTGCCGCTTATACACTTGTTGCTGCGGATGCGGGAAAACATATTTTTCACCCAAGCACTGACGCTAATGCTCGGACGTTTACCATCCCTGCAAATGGTTCAGTAGCGTATCCAATTGGCACAGCTATTTCTTTTGTTAATATGACATCTCAAGTGGTCAGTATTGCAATCACATCTGACACGATGTATTTAGCCGGCACAGGTACAACAGGCACACGCTCACTTGCACAGTACGGTACAGCGACGGCGCTTAAAATGACATCGACAACTTGGATTATTTCTGGTGCGGGGTTGACCTAATGAGCGGGATTCTTCAAGCGGTAATGCGTGATTTTCGGTCTTATGGACCGCCTACAGGTCAAAACGCTTACACGACTGCTGGTACATATTCTTGGGTCGCGCCAACTGGAGTTACTTCAATTTCTGTTGTTGCTGTTGGGGGAGGAGGACGGGGTCATGCCTCTACTATTGCTGGCAAAGGCGGGGGCGGGGGCGGTCTTGGATACACAAATAATATCAGCGTAACTCCCGGAAGCTCATATACAGTAGTGGTTGGCGCAGCAAATGGTGGCGGGGATTCATCATTTAATTCTACTTCCGTTATTGGATATGGTGGTGGTAACGGAAGCAACACAACTCAAGGTTCAGGAGGCTCTTTTTCCGGCACTGGCGGTGGTACTGGCGGTACGGGTGGAAATACCGCATATGGTTATAACGGCGGTGGCGGCGGTGGCGGTGCAGGAGGATATTCAGGAAATGGTGGTAATGGTGGGTCTGGTACTGGAGGTTCTGTAGATGCAACAGGCGTAGCTGGCTCTGGCGGCGGTGGGGGCGGCGGTGGTGGCGGTGGAAATACCAATCAATCTTCTGGCGGTGGCGGTGGCGGCGTAGGTATTCTAGGTCAAGGTTCTAATGGCTCTGCTGGTGGTAAAAGCACTGGTGGCGGGGGCGGTTCTAGTGGCGCAGGAGGTACTAACCCAAATGGTGGTCTATACGGCGGAGGTTCTGGCAGTAGACCATCTGCATCTGGTGGGTCAACGGGAGCAAGCGGGGCAGTGCGAATTATTTATCCGGGGGATACTCGAAGTTTTCCTTCTACTGATACTGGAGATTTATAGTGAAGTTATACATTCAAATTGAAAATAATACCCCCATAAATCACCCTGCTACAGAAGAAAATTTGCTTTTGGTTTTTGGAAATATACCAAATAATTGGGCGACATTTAATAGGGTTATTACGCCTACTGTAAGCCATTTTGAAAGCTATTTGGGGTGTTCTTACGAATTTATTGATGGGGTTTATACTGACGTTCACCATGTAAAAAAAATGACCTTTGAAGAAATAAATGAAAAGGTAAAAGAATTAAATATTCCGCCTTCATGGCAGTTTAACTCTGATATATTTGATTTTGAGCCTCCTGTACCTTATCCACAAGACGATAAGCAGTATTACTGGGATGAGCCCACCGTGTCTTGGAAAGAATTTACGCCAGTGGTGCAGTTACCATGAAAACTGCTGAATTAGGTTATTTTGGTAATATCTGGGTTAAGCAGAACGTATTAGAGCTTGCCGGTGAAACACACGGTGGGCATGAGCATAAGTTTGACCATGTAACCCTTCTCGTATCGGGTAAAGTGTCAGTTGAAATTGAAGGTCATGAGCCTAAAGAATTCACAGCACCAACATTTATTGTTATTCGCAAAGAACACCAACACAAAATTACAGCCGTTGAAGATGGCACGGTCTATTACTGTGTCTATGCTCTGCGTAATATGGACGGTGAGCCAATTGAAGATATTTATGGCGAACAACACGACCCAGAATCAGCCAGTGCTAGAAATGAAGGGTATTGGAAAAACATTAACAGGATAAACATATAATGGAGCATTTTATTTCTTTATTGTTTCTTGCAAGGGACGTTGCGCACCGTGAGCATTTGCGGACGCGCAACTTTGCCGCGCATATGGCGCTCAATGACTTCTACAATGAAGTTATTGAACAGACAGACGGCTTAGTGGAAGCGTATCAGGGCAGTTATCAGCTCCTCAAAAATGTTGAAATATTAGGCAGCAAAGATGAAGCAAATATTGAAACTTTTTTAAAGAATCAGGTAATATGGATTGATAATAATCGCTATAAAGTTTGCCCAAAAGACGATTCTCCTATCCAAAATTTAATCGACGGTATTTTAGAAACTTACTTTACTGTTCTTTATAAACTTAGATTCTTAAAGTGAGGTCGAGATGCCTGATGAAGCCTGCCGTTTAGCTAAAGTAGAGCAGCGCATTGACGCGCTGGAGGAAGTGTTTGAAGACAGAGGAAGAAAGCTAGACGCTATCATAGCCGCGCTTGATGAGATGAAAGCAGAGCAGTCGCGCTATAAAGGCTTTATTGGCGGTATCGTTTTTACCGTTGGCGCGTTGTTTTCGTTTCTCACATGGTGGTCGGGTAAATAATGGAATTCCTACAGTTTGCCACGGACGTGGGTTTTCCCATCGCGGCGGCTTGCGGAGGAATGTACTTTGTTTATCTGACGCAGAAATTTTTGCTTGATAGTGTCCTTGAGAAAATCAAAAGTCTAATAGGAATTATCAAGCAACTAGACCGGCGCGTTACGGCTATGTCGTGCGACATCACGAAAATTGATGAGTTGGCGTCAACAGCGCTTGATATTCCACCAGATAAAGACAGGCCTAAACCCCCTCCTGTAGAGAGGAAAGACTAATGGATGCAAATGCAATCGCTAAATACATTAACCAGTTTGGATTCCCTATCATCGCTGCTGGCGGCATGGGCTATATTGTCTATTTTGTTTGGCTTTGGGCAACAACAGTTGTAAAGCCTATTCTGCAAGAAGCCACTGACGCGCTGATTGAGCTAATCGACCAAATTCGTGTGCTAGACAATGACATGATTCGATTAACGCAAAAACTAACTACTATATTACTGCTACGGAATAAAAAATGAAAACAGGTGAACGCGGACTAAATTTAATTAAAGAGTTTGAGGGCTGTAAACTGACTGCATACCAATGCCCTGCGGGTATTTGGACGATAGGAATTGGCAGTACACATTATGGTGATGGGACGCCTATCACTAAGAATAGAACGCTACCTACAGAAAAAGCCGCTATTGCTTTGCTCGCGGCGACGATTGGGCAGTATGAAAAAGCAGTGAACGCTGTTGACGTTGAGCTAACGCAGAATGAATTTGACGCGCTAGTCTGTCTTTGCTACAACATCGGTGCGGGTAATTTTGCATCCTCAACGCTTGTTAAGATGCTAAAAGCAAAAGAACCTAAGTCTGAAATAGCGGCGCAGTTTCTGCGCTGGAACAAGGCTGGCGGTAAAGTATTAGCCGGGCTTACTCGACGCAGAAATGCAGAAGCGGAGTTGTTTTTAAGCGAGTAAATCATCACGTTCACGAGTTGCGCGAAGGATGCAGTAGCGCTGATGCAACCGCACCAAGATAGAGCGTCTACGTTTACCGTGACGCTCTGACTCAATCATCACCTGTAATTCACCTTCTGTGTAATTGTTCAAATTAAAGAAGATGTCGCGCCATGTTAAGTTGTTCATTTTAATTCCTCTAAGGCAATATCTGAGATTGCGCGTTTGTCATGTAGACTTGCGAATATGCGCTCGTCTACGGTTTTGTCTGTTAGCAGTACATAGCAATATACGGCGTTCTTTTGTCCACTACGGTGCAATCGTCCAATGGTCTGCTCATATCTATCAAGTGACCATGGAAGCGACAGGAACACCATTTTACTGCCGCCAAATTGAAGGTTAAGCCCATGCCCTGCTGATTTAGGGTGGACGAGTAGCAATTCTACTCGCCCTGCGTTCCACGATGAAATAACGCCTTGCTGGTCGATTGTCCGCGCATTAGGGTATCGGCGTTTAAGTTCTTCAAGCTCTGCTTGAAAGTTGTACACAATAATCGTATTGGCGTGTTGGTTCTCCTCAAGTATTTCGTCTAGTCGGTCAAACTTGTGGCGCGAAAACCATGCGGCGGGTTGCCCTTCAATATACGAAAACCCGCTGGCCATTTGTTGCAGTTTGTTCACCACCACAGCGGCGTTAACTGCTATAATCTCTTTTTCTTCGTAATACACCACAAAGTCTTTTTTCATCTCTTTGTACTGCTTCATGTCCATCGCGCATTTGACTGGCACAACGTTAAGCGGGGGTAAAGTATCCATATACTCTTGCGTGTCGATAAGGTACGTTGCAGGCTTAATTACCGCCATCACGTCACGCAGTGAAGTGGACTTGGCTACCCATTCACCAAAATCTTTATTGAGTAGCACAAAATACTTTTGAAGAAAGGCGGTTTTGGATTTTCCGAGTAGCGCTGCGTCCACTATCTTGCACTGCCCAAACACGTCCTCAAGTCCGTTACTGGTAAACGAACCGGTAAGCCCCCATTTAATCTTGAAGTCTTTGATACGCGCAAACAGCGCTTTGAAGCGCTTGCCTGACGGATTCTTCAGAACAGTTAACTCGTCAAACACCACGCCATCAAAGTCAGGCAATGGCGGTAGCGTTTGAAGGGTATCGTAATTAGTCACAACCACCTGAGATGGCGCGTCAAATGCCGCTAGACGTTGATTTAGCGAGCCAACGGCGATAGATACTGTCAGACTTGGCGCCCACTTCGCTGGCTCTATCGTCCACACGTCCGTGCAAACACGCTTTGGCGCTATCACTAAGAACCGGCGTATTCTGCCCGTGTCGAGCGCTTGCTGCATGGCGGTTAGCGTTATCGCTGTTTTGCCTGCCCCCACTGGGGCGAGAATCATGCCCTTGTCTATTTGGCTCAAAAAGGCAACAGCTTCTATCTGATTGGGTCTTAGCATTGATAAATTTCCATCTTAAGTACGCCGTTTTGGGGTGGTCTGCCATCATTGGTATGGAGCAACACGGGGTGTAGCATATCCACACCCCCTTCATCGTTTTGAGCTTTGGCTTCATCTATCCCGCCAAGGTAGCACAAAGTCGCTAACCTTTAGGGGGATAAACGGCACAAAATCTAGCCATTTAAGCAAATTCATGTAGTTTTCCATATCTTCGCCACGAAGGCCTTTAATGGTTGGGTCTTGGTCAACAGGGCCACTTTTAAACGCATACATTAGAAATTCTCCAATTTGATTAGTCTGTCTAAATACCATCTTGCTTTGCGTAAATCTTCAACGCCGCCTTTATCTCTAAAGCGCCATTGATACTTAAAAACATTACCGCGCAGATACCCACGAAACTCATCTTGCGTAAGCATTGCTTCCATCGCGTCGATGCACTGCATCTTGTCGCCTTGATAATGTGCTGGCGCGTTTACGCTATCGCTTTCATGTACACTGTCACCTTTTAACATAGCGTCATCTCCCAACGTTTAGGCACTAAATAGTGCGTTCTTAGAAATTCCATAAAGTGCTGATTACGTCGTCTGCCCATTGGGCGTTTAGGTTTGCTTCTGGTTTCTTCGTCACGTTGTTTTTTAGCCATCAATTTAGCGCAGTTTGCTTCCAGTAAACTTTTACGAAAATACGCGCGAGAGTATCCATTTTCTATTCGACGAATAAACGGTTCTCCGCGCATGAGCGCTGACACGCTAGGGTAGCGCAAATCGTTTTCATCACAGAAGTCAATCATGGTCATCTCATCTTCGCCTGCTTTAATAACCTTGATGTTACTAATGCTTAAGTTGCACGGGTTGCCGTCTAAATACTCTACCGCGTCAGTATGCTTCGGATACCATCCATAAGCTAAAAACACGGCAATTTTCCACGCTAGAAAGTAGGAGTGCATACCGCTTTTCTTGACGTTAATGGTGGCGTTTTTGTTTTTCCAGTTAAGCGCGGCAGGCGTATTTGCGCCGCCTTTGAAGAAGTGTCCGGTGTTACTGTTGTATCGTATCGCGCTTCTTATAATTTCTAACTCGTTATCTTTCATTTCCACTTACCACGTCAAAAAATCGTAATCTGTCGTCCATCGTCAAGTTGTTTAGCGCTTTGTATAGCTTGCGCGTTTCGCCGTTGTGCTGACGTACCAAGCGCCGGCATCTAGCACGAAAGCGTTGCTCGTTAAGCTCGTTAATTAAGCCAAGCGTAAACACTTCGCTAGTAAATCTGTCTTTTAAGAAAGGACTAAGCCCTATAAAAATCTGTGAAATGTTCATCTTTGGTGCCGTATATCGTTAAAAATGGGTCTTCGTTCTTTGCAGCGGTCACACTCGCGGTAACCAAGGCTATTATATATGCGCCAATGGTCATGTTTACAGTCAACCGTTGTTGGCGCAGGCGTCACTGGTGATACGGGTTTTACTAATGACATAGCCAAAGTCCTGTTAAAAATAGTATCCCGATATAAAACATGAGCGCTGCAACGTCATCGATTTGCATTAGCTTTCCTCCAATGCGCGAAGCATTAATTTCAACTGCTCGATTTCTTTGAGGAGTTGAAGTTTAATTTTCTTCAGCTCCTTTTTGTTCTTTTGCGCCATCTCAAGGCGTTTGTAACATTCGTCTTTTGTCATTTTGACACCATGTTGCCTTGCACATCGCGCGTCATTTCATAAACACCATACACTTTACCGTCACGAAGCATAAATTCGCCAATGTTAGTTTTAATAATGTTTTGATACTGCCTGTGTGTTGCGTAAATTGTTAACGTTGACGCAACAACACCGATTAGAAACGCGCCAATGGCTATGTATAAAAGTTCATCTTTCATTTTTTCTTTCCTTTGATTAGCGCTTTGATTTCATCTAAATCGGTAACGCGCCACAAGAATGACGGTGCGCCTGCTTCGGAGAATCGTTTACTGCCGATTGGAAATACACCTGACCGGCGGATATGGTAATCCATGCCAGAGCGACTGATTTTATATTGCTCACAGTATTTTTTTATCGTTGTTTCAGTCATTCTACTACTCCCATAGCGCTGTCGTTACAGACAGCTTCTTCTTTCTCCTGTTTGTACTCCCAATACCATTGACCTTTACCTAGCAAGCAGCAAAACTCATCTAAGTTTATTCTGTGACCCCAATTGTTCCATCGACCAATACAAATGACAGGTTTTGCTTCGATAACTTTTTCTAACGCCTTTTCTGTAGCTAATTCATTCCAAGACTTTAAAGAATCCCAGCTTAAAATCTTCTGTATGTCGGCAATTTGCTCGCCATTTTCATCAAACACCATTACATTTCTATTTGTGTATAACCATACTTCTTTAATCATTGCACCACTCCCGTAGCTGAGTCGTTACATACTGCTGTGATGATTCTTGTCGGACGCTTTGACATTTGATAAGCTCCTATTGCAAACTGCCATTCTTCCTTAGCATTGTTGCAAGCCGTCATGCTGTCATAGGGGATTACACTTGTAGTGTATGCTATGGTTTCGTGAGATGTTGTTTTGCCGCGTTTGTCGATATTAGTATCGACCGTTAAAAACGATAGTGTTAAAACTAACGATGCGCTCATCTCATCACCTGCTTCATGATTTTGCGTAAACGTGTAATTTCAGTTAGCGCATTGAGGTGCAAGCGCGTCATAACTAAGAAGCAAAACAGCATAATAAGATACGCTAGATTTGATTCATCAAGGTATTGTAAAAATTCAATCATTATTCTCTCTCCAGTTGTTAATATCTTCTTTGCTCCAAAGACAAGCGTACTTTTGATTAAGTTTGCCCATGTCTGATGCAAAAACTTTTTGCAGTGCTGACAGCTTGCCACCTGCGGTTTTAAGCTCAATAAACCATGTACTGCCATTAGGTAAACACACGATTCTATCTGCCACTCCCCGACAAGCAGGGGAGGTGAACTTATATGATTTGCCGTCCATTTCTTTGACGACTTTTATTAAGTATTTTTCGATGTCTTTTTCTAACATGGCTAAAGTTTATCATTGCAAACTTTTCTTTGCAAACTTTTTTTGATATACTGCAATCTCATTAAACAATTAGAGAAATATGAGGAGGAAGATGATGCCCCTAACTAAATGTAGAAAGTTTTATTACTATGGTAGGAAGTCACGGGCAAGGATGATGGATGATTTAAACCTGCGGTACGACATAGATAAAGACCACGTAAGAAATTATTTAAAACACTTTTGGAGAAAGTCAAATGAGCCATTCAAATATTGCCGGCGGTAGCACCGCCAAACGAGTTATCGCGTGTCCTGCCAGTGTTAAGCTGGTGCAACAAATGCCACCTAAGCCATCGTCATCATATGCCGATGAAGGGACGCTTTGCCACCTTGCAATGGAAAAACTACTCACTGAGGATAACTTTAACATTTACAGTTTGTCGTATGCAGGTATTGATATGACAACTGAGTTGGCAAAGGAAAAAATTGAACCGGCGTTGGCGGCGCTTGATGAAATTGACCCTTCTAAATCGATGGAGTTTACCGTTGAAGCTAACGTAAGCTACGGTGATTTCTTGCCTGACGTGTTTGGTAGCGTTGACCTTATCGGTAGATTAGGTGACCGCGCTGTCATATTAGATTGGAAGTTTGGCAGTGGCGTTAGCGTGGAAGTGGAGGAAAACGAACAGCTCCTGTTTTACGCCGGCGCAGCAATGCGCACAAAAGGGCTAGAATGGGTGTTTGATGGCGCGGCGTCTATTGAACTTGTGATTGTTCAACCCCCGTCTGTTAAGCGCTGGAAAACCACCGCTAAACGCATTCGTGAGTTTGAGAAAACGCTCAAGAAGGCTATTGATTTATCTGAAACGCCTGATGCACCGTTAGCCAGTGGCAAACACTGCAAGTGGTGCGCGGCTAAACCAACTTGCCCGTTAATGACAGGTGAGGTAGATAGGGCGCTGAAAGCAACGCTAGATAATATTGATGCAGAATCTATTGCAAACTATTTACAACAAGCTGAGATTCTGGAACAATGGATTACCGATTTGAGAGCATTAGCGTTTCAAATGCTTGAAGCGGGCAAACCAGTCCCTAACTACAAACTTGTTGCAAAGCGGGGGACAAGAAAATGGACTAATGAGGCGCAAGCAGTCGAATCGCTTTTGGCTCTTGGTCTGACAAATGATGACATCTACGAT